GGTAAAGATGGTAAAGATGGTAAAACACCAACCGTTGAGCAAACTCCAATTAAGGATGCTTCAGGTAAAACTATTGGAACTACTATCATTGTGAAAGATGGCGACGGTAAGGAAGTCTCTCGTAGTAACATCTTAAACGGTAAAGATGGCGTAAGTCCAAAAGTTACTGTGACACCAGGTAAAGACAAAGACGGTCAACCAGGTCATACTATCACTATCCAAAAACCAGACGGAAGCACCGAAGATGTCTTCATCAAAGACGGTAAAGATGGTAAAGATGGTAAAGATGGTGATTGTGCTTGTAAACCAGAAGTACCAGGTAAACCAGAAGTACCAGGCAAACCAGAAGTGCCAGGTAAGCCAGAAGTACCAGGCAAACCAGAAGTGCCAGGTAAGCCAGAAGTACCAGGTAAACCAGAAGTACCAGGTAAGCCAGAAGTACCAGGTAAACCAGAAGTACCAGGTGAATCTACTTTAATACCTCTAAAAGTGAATTATACTTCAGGTGAGAGATTGGAAAACCAAGAATTACCTTCCACTGGAGAGTCAAATAATCCACTTATATTACTTGGTGCATTGGGGTTACTAACTGGGGCATATATGATGAACTCTAAGAAAAAAGAGGATTAATCTTTTGACCTAAAATGTTACTAAACTTTTCACCATTTATTGGTGTGAATACTTTAATTAAGTTATACCTCTCTCTCCAACAAAATTAATTAAAGTGTTTCAATTTTTCGAGATTAATTCTTGAAAAAGCCTATCGAGATTATTAATTCCGATAGGTTTTTGATTTTGTATGCTAAATAATAAAGTGTAAATATTGTTAAAATATTCAATAGACGTTGAATCAATGTCACGTATAATGGTACTTAGAAAGTTAATTTTAAAGATAATGAATAGAGGTTTAAAGTGTTCTTGAGTCCTTGATAATAATTAAAGAGTGGCACGAAGAAACTTGTAAGTATTTTCATAGCTATCTCGAATTATTAATGCAAGAGAAAAATACCAGCCAATTTATTTATAAAACCTTGCTGTCGTATGATTACCAAGTTCTACGAATCGGAAGATTTTTCATATATTCCTAGAGCATCGGGCATCCCGTATCTTTATTGGGGATTCTGAGGTTTCAAGAAAAAACAAGAGATTTATTCTAACCATAATTCTAAGTTTGCACCAGCTATTCAACCGACCTTAACAACTGGTACTGAAGCTGCAGTTGTGGCTATTTTACGGTATCTTGGCAAATAGAGAATAATTACATATTAAGTAAAAGCAAGGTATACTAAAATCTCCAAAGTCTGAATTGGCTTTGACAGTCTTTTGGATAAGTAAGTACTCGATAACAAGATATATATTCTTTCCTCTATTTCTCCATCATATTATAAGTAATAACATAAATAGAGCTTGCTCTAATGATCAAACAATCATTAAAAGCGTTTACAAAAAATGGTATAATACTCTTACTACATTCAAGTGAGGTTCAGTCATGTTCGATAAATATATTTTTGATACCTACTATGAGCAAATAGTCAAAACTGTTAAAGGATTTATTTTTAATAATAAAGATAATACTGATTTGTCTACATACATGGTGCCAGAACCGAATGGTTTTATTGAGTTTGATAATTTTGAGTTATATAAGATAAACTATGAAATTATTAATAATTGCGAATTAAATCTTGAAATCATTGTGATTGCTGATGTAATTGTTCGGCAGTATATCAAAGGTGAGATGGAGGTTGATACTAAAACTAAGTTTGTGTCTGTATATGCTGAAGTCGAACTTGATGCTGGTATCAAAAACTTTCGAATTTACAATACAGAATTTAAATCAGATCAGTACAAAAAGTCCCGAAACTTAAAATTGAGTAAAGACTGGGTTCCATATATAAGGAAGAAGGACTTTGATGATATTGCTGAAAAATTCTTAAGGAAGTACTATCCTCAAGCCCTGACTCAACCAACCCCTGTTCCAGTTGAGACAATAGTTTCTGAAATGGGACTGTCTATCCATCAAGAGAAACTAACTATAGATAATTCAGTTTTCGGGAAAATGGTTTTTAAAGATACTGATGTTGAGGTCATAGAGGATGAGCAGTTAGTTTCTAAGCATTTTAACAAAGGGAGTATCCTTGTAGATAAGGATGTTGTTTTCAAACGGAATGTAGGTTCGTATAACAATACGGTCATCCATGAATGTGTTCACTGGGAACTCCATAAAGTATTTCACGAAGTCAAGATGGTACTTGATAAAGACCACTCACAAGTTAGTAGCTGGACAGAAGAAAATTTAGCTGATTCTAGTATGTGGACGTCGCTTGACTGGATGGAGTGGCAAGCTAATGGAATTGCTCCCCGAATTCTTATGCCCAAAGTCCAAACTAGAATAAAGATTAGGGAGCTATTTCAAACTTTGACATTGGTTAATCCTGATATAAGTCGTTCTGAATTAGTGCAAGAAGTGGTAGACAACTTAGCTACTTTCTTTGAGGTATCTAGACAGGCTGCTAAAATTAGAATGATTGATTTAGGATTTAAGGAAGCAAATGGTGTATATAATTATCTTGATGATAGATATATGCATAACTTTGCTTTTGAACTTGAAGCATTTGATAAAGGAAGTAGTTATACTATTACTTCAAATGACTTGTGTTTTGAGTATTGTTTTAACGAGAGTTTTAGACAGATTATTGATAGAAATATGTTTATTTACGTTGATAACCATCTTTGTTTAAAGGATAAGAAATTTATTTATATGACAAAAGATGGGCCAATTATGACTGACTATGCTTACGAGCACATGGATGAATGTTGTCTAATCTTTAAAGTAAAGTCTAAAAATTTCACCTCGATTTCTAATGAGACATACTATGATTATGTACTGAATAGAGGCGTAATAAAGGAAAGTGAGATTAAGGCTGACTTTGTAGATATTCTCCAGAATCCAAGCTTGATGGCTCAGCTCCCTCCACTGGATATGATGAAACTCGGGAAAAAAATCTCTGAATTATTGAAAGAACTACCTTTTGAATTTTCTGGGACATTACGTAGTCATAGAAAGCGAAAAAATTGCACACAACCATTTTTGGCTAAGCTAGTCGGAATTACAGAACGAACGTTGAGAGATTATGAAACACTAGAAGATAATTTACCAAGGCTTGAGTTAACATTGTCATTTTGTTTTGCTTTAAAATTAAGACCTGAACTTAGTGACGATATGATAAAGAAAGCAGGTCATCAACTTACAATTTCTCCACCACACCAAGTATATAAAATGTTGCTATCAACAAGTTATTATAAACCTCTTTCTGAGATAAACTCAATTTTACAGGCTGCAAAAATGAAAACCTTATAAACTATCACAAAATTTGTGGTAGTTTTTTTATTTTTTTCAAAAAACCGGAAACTCAGCTTCCGGTTTTGAGATTGAATTAGCATGATTTTACTACATAAAAATTCCAGAAATCTGTTGCCAAGGGCGTTTTAAGGCGGAAGTTTGGACTACCTATTTTTGATAGAAGAAAAACTATATACTGAGAGAGTAAAGATTAATCCTACAAGTTATCGTCTCCTTAAAAATACTTTGTAATGGGGAAAGCTCCTACATTATTGGCTTTAACTGTATTTTTAGGGAAAACAGCTCAACTTATAAAGCCAGTTGACCATGATTAAGCAGAGGAATTGCTGATGTGGTCAAATACACAACTGAATATTGGTTTGTCATACTCTTTTTCTTTGCTTGCCAAAGAAACGGAGTCAAAACATGCCAATCAATGTCAACTTTTTCAACTACTGTCAAACTCAATCTTCATCAACTGGTGTAGAACTATTAGAGGGTGAAGTACTAGCACCGATGTTTGTGCAAAACTACTATATGTCATCTAGTGAATCAGGTCTAATCCGTGGGACATTTCGACAATGCCGTATCATGGGTATTCCAATTCTAACAGCTTTTGTCCCTGTTGCAGATGAGGAGTATGAACAAATGGTTAAGTGGTATAATAGTTCAGTCAATGATTATCTTAAGGATTTTCGTAAACCTAAGAAGAATGCTCCAGAAATCTCATCATGGGAAGCTTTCACTGAAAAGCAAGATTTAGCAATTGCTGATGAAGGTATTGAACTATATCTAGTAATGGATCAACTGGACTTCTTGAAAGCTAAACTCGCAGCAACCAATTTCCAAGCACCAGAAATTTTAGATATGCTTTTTGAAGGTTATGAGAATAAAGAAATCTTCGAGTACCTAGGTGTTAAGAAATCTGCAGGCTATAAGAAAGTCAATAATGCCCAGAAAGAAGGGCTGAAACTTTACAAAGAACTCAACAAATAAAACCAAATAGCCATCTCAATTGAGGTGGCGATTTTTTGTCAGTCTTTTTGATAGAAGAAACACTCGTATCCATCAGCTCTGAGGTTAATATCAGGCATCCAGTATGGTGCTTTTCCCATCAAAGTTGCGATTTGCTCAAGATTTTGGCTCTGGTCACACTCAATGATGATTTCATCATGCACATGTCCTACAATTCTGAAGTCTTTTAGTTGCTTCATAGAGAATGCAAGTATGTCTCTACTGATAGCTTGAACAATGTTCTCCACAAATTTTGGACCGTAGCTTTCTAACCTCTCCCAACGTTTGGCAGCTCCAGTCCCTTCGTAAGTGACAGACTCTCCACCGAACTGGTTCTCGCCAATTCTTGGCTTGATATATGCTAGTTTGCGACCAGAAGGAAGGGTGATGAATAATATGCCACTTTTGACTTCAAATTGAATATTTTGAGTAGATGTTGGAATTAGTTCCTTCACAGCAGTCTTTACAGCATAATCGACATCCCACCATAAGAGAACGATATTCGGATTTGCTTGTCGCCATGAGTTTACTAATGGTTGGAGTTCTTCCTCTGATAGTCCCATATCAAGTGCACCCATGGCTTTGAGTGCACCGACTGAACCACCATAGCCACAAGCAAGCTCCGCAATTTTTCCTTTTTGCCTGAGTTCAGAATTTTGTCCATACTTTTCAACTGGAACTCCAAACATCTGTGAGGCTGACATGCAGTAGATATCCTTACCATCTTCAAATACTTTACTGCGCCATCTCTCTCCTGCCAGGTGGGACAGTACACGAGCTTCGATAGCTGAAAAGTCGCAAACAATGAATTTCTTTCCTTCACTTGGAACGAAAGCAGTACGGATAAGTTGCGACAAGGTATCCTGAGTATCGTAGAGTAGCTCAATAGCTTCTAAGTCGCCTGTTCTGAAAAGTTCTCTAGCTTCCCCAAGGTCAGGAAGATGGTTCTGAGGTAAATTCTGAAGCTGTACCAAACGGCCAGCCCATCGACCAGTTCGGTTTGCTCCATAGAATTGAAACATTCCCCTTGCTCGACCGTCTTTACAAACACAGTTCATCATGGCCTGGTATTTAGACACACTTGATTTAGCAGCTTGCTGTCGAAGTTTGAGAACTTGAGCAGTTGTTTCATCAACCGTTTTGAGTAATTCTTTCACAGCTTTTTTGTCTAGAGAATCAGTGGTTACTCCGTGTTCTCGCAACCAACCAATCATCTGTAGGACAGAGTTGGGATTTTCAAGACCCGTTAATGCTTTTAACTCTTCTTGGATTTTAGCTTTGCTCTCTACATCAACTTTGATAGCAGCTTTGACAAAATCCAAATCAATGCCAATACCATGGTCATTAATAATCTGATCCTGGTGGTACTCATCCCAAACAAAGTCAGGTACTGGGAAGTTTTTCATTCGTTCCTTGATGGCCAATTCGACCTCAACATCACGTCTGTTGTAATCGCTAAAGGTAGACCACTTGTCAGGCGCGTGATTAGGTAAGTTGCGAACTCGCCCTCCATTGACCTTAGTAGGCTTACAAGGTACGCAGAAATAGCGAATGAGGTCAGCACCCTCTCTCATCTTTTGGTCTTTGAGTTTGAGAACTGTTCCAACTCCTTCAAGGGAGAGGGGGAGTCCTAAATAGGCGGACCAAATCATGCTACATCTCCATGAAACTGGAGATAAAAATCCATCTAATAATAAATCAGGATGATATTTCTTGAGCCAATTGGATAGACAAATTCGCTCAAATGAAGCATTGAAAGCCCATTTGATGACACTATTGTCTACCAAGGTCTCAAGGATATCTTGTGGTAATTTCTCCTTAGTTAAGTCGTAAACAGTCACTGGTCCATTATCGACAGATACCGCAAACAAAAGGAGTTCAAAGCTTTCATCTTCCGCATAGCGATAGACACCAGACTTTCTCAAATCAACCTCGCAATAGGTCTCTAAGTCAATCGATAGTTCTTTAATTGGCATAGTTTGTCCTTTCATAAAAAGGTGGCAGGAGTACTGCCACCAGAAGTATTAACGGATACGATGTAGCGGAGTTGAGTTGTTGTCTTGACGTTTCTTTTCAGCTTTTCGCTCTTTCTCACGACGAATATCGTCACGGATGGTCATGTAGTTGAGATAGAGTCCAAGAAAGACGTAAATACCAAGAATTGTGCAAAGTAAAATTGTGTAAATGTCCATAAGTAATATCCTCCTCTATTAGTTCAAGAAATCATCATCGTCATCAGTCGCAAAGTCATCTTCTGCACGAGTACGTCCACCGAGCGGTTCTCCATCACGAAGTTTTTGCAGGTTGTTAAGCCCACAAGCAATACCCTTGTTACCGTTAGAGTTAAAGGCATAGAAGGAGATAGATGCACGACCGTAGATACCGGAGTAGAGTTCTGAGGTGTCGATAATCTCTTGACGATTTCCGTCAACGACCCCAGGCTTATGTGGCGAGTTGGCATTTACGAAGTAGGCATTGCGATAAGCGTCATCATCAGGGCGTTCTAAGTCCCCATCACGGAGTGGTGTTTTAAGGATAGAAAGTGCTGGTACTGTTTTCCCATTGCCTTTGAGTTTTGCCTCACCTTCCTTGTAGGCAAGCTCAATGGCTGCTTTGATTTTGTCGACAGTCTCAATATCATCTTTTGGAATGATGAGGGAGACGCTGTACTTCGGTGTGCTTCCGTTAATGGACTTTGGTTCATTGGCATTCAAGTAGCTGAAGCGTGTGTTTTTACCAGTGATCACTTTTGTTGTTTGTACTTTAGTTGACATTCTTTTATACCTCTTTGAATTCATTTTTAGCTAGGTTCATCTCTTGACGACTATCATCAAGAGGAACGAGTGTTGGTTTACCACTTGGTTTGACAATCAGACCACCAAGTAGGTCATTAAAGGTTTTCTTGCCAAGGAGTTTGCTCATGGCAGTGATAGTGAGGAGTTTCTTCTCGTAAGGATCAAAGCCAGCTTCCATCACAGCTTGACTGACGGCCGCTTCGTCTGAAAACTTACGAACCGAACGTCCTTCTACCAGTTTGTAGCCTGGAATATTGTGTCCTTCAGTTGCTTCTTTCAAAGCATAGGCTTTGACATCATTTGCCCACGAAACCAGCAAGTCCAGTTTAGGTAAAATCTCTGCAATATCCTCATAGTCTAGAGTAGCAGGGTCCGCAAATTCCATCTTGGCGAGTGCCAAGTTATCCTCTGCACGTTTGCGACAGACATTCTTGAGTTTGCAGAACTGACAGTGTTTACCGGAGGTCATCTCTCCCTCGCCCTTAAAGGCGAGTTCAGCTTTGGGGGCGAGTTCGTTTTCAGCCCACTCAAGCAGTTCAACCTTATCCATCTCAAAGGTGGAGATGTTGTTCTTACGTGGTTGGAAGATGGTCATAGTGACTTTATCAAAATCATAGAGACCGTCGAACATCTCAAGGGCCCCAAGAGCATAGCACATCATTTGTGGGTTGTGGTCTGCATCAACTAGAACGCCTAGTCCATGCTTGTAGTCGATGACTTGCAGTAGTCCATCTGCCACAATCAAACAGTCGCCAGTTCCAAAGCCTTCAGGCACCCATTTGGAGAAGTCAAGTCGTTGCTCAACTAGAACTGTTGGATCACGAGAGTAGCCTTTGGCTTTCTCAACCTGCTCCATGACGTAGTTGCGATATTCCTCGGCACAGGTTTGCATCTCTTCATTGTAGAAGGACAAATCCTCAGTTGGGTCACGCGCCTTTCTGCCTAGTGCTTTCTCAACAAGATAAGCACAAAGCTCGTGAGCGTCGGTTCCCTCAAGGGCAAACTCTGAGGTCATATCTGGCATGTCTTCCGTCAATCGAACAGAAGGCGGACAGTTGAGCCAACGGTGGGATGCGGAAGCAGATAGGATGGCATGGTTAGTCATGGCCAATTCCTCCAGCTTCTTCAAGAACGGCTGCGTAGTGCTCGGTGTCTAAGGCTGATAGGGACTCTGCCCCATATTTATTGAGAAGAGCACGAACCTCGTTCTTATAGCCATCTTTTGCTTTCGTGGCAAGTACAGCGCGGACATCCTCCAATTGAATTTCCTTTTTTGGTTCTGGTTTAGATTGATCAGGTTTTGTTGCCGTTTCTTCCTCAGAAGAGACGAGTTTCTTGAATTCATCTACCAATCGAAGGTAGTACTTTGCGGTTTCTTCCATATCATGAATCAGTCTATTCAGTTCTTTCATTTTGCTCATGTTGTCTTTCCTCCGTAATTTTTCGAGCGAGTAGCTTTGAGATAACGCTGATGGCTATGAGTGTATCTGCTACATCATCATCATCAGGTTCGATGTATGGTTCGTTTGCCATATTGAGTCCTCCTATCTTACTAAGTAAGGTTTTTATTAAATTTTCCACTTTGCAAGAGATTTTTTTAGACATATCTCTTACACATTACTAAGTAGAACCAAGTGATGTTTTTCCGTTAGATTTGAAAAAATTTTTGAATATCAAAAAAGTTTCCTGTGCAATTTAATAGGAAACTTCTATTTTTTTGAATAATTTTTTTCTGAAAGAGCGGAAAACTTTGTCAGATTCTTACTTAGTAAGTTAAGAAGATATATTTCTAAATTACTGCAAAAATATGGAGGGTTCATAATGCAATTTACCTTATCTCATTCTGGACAGACTGGGGTTCAGACAACCACGGTCTATCCCAATCAAGTAACTATTACAGATGAAATATCGCTACAAACTGTTGCGCAATTCGACCATGTGGCGGGGCTGTTTTTAAACAATGCACGCTCAAATACCAATTTCATCAAGTCGGACGTCTTGGTCATGGATATTGATAATGACCATTCTGAAAATCCAGATGAGTGGATAACTGTAGAGCGATTAAAAGAAATCTTTGCGGATTATAACTTCGCTTTGGTGACGAGCCGTAGTCACATGCAAGCTAAGGCAGGAAAAGCTCCAAGACCAAAATATCATATTTACTTCCAAATCAATGAGGTAACTGATAAAGCCATCTATGTAGCACTGAAGGAAGAACTCTGTAATCAATACAAGTTTTTTGATGATCATGCCAAGGATGCGGCACGATTCTTCTTTGGAAATCCGCAAGCAGAGGTAGTTTGGCATGATTCATGGCTGACTATTGATGAAGATTTGTTTCAGGCTGTTTCTATTGAAGACGAGGAAGATTTCGATGCAGATTTCTATACGCCACCAAATGGTCCAATCCAGCAAGGCAGTCGTAACTCTACCATGTCAGTCTTTGCAGCAAAAATTCTAAAACGTTTAGGTGTAACGCAAGAAGCAAGGGATGGCTTTGATGAGCAGGCTCAGAAATGTGTACCGCCGCTTGATAAAGCAGAGTTAGATACCATTTGGGGAAGTGCTGTGCGATTCTACAATAGAACTATAAAAACATCTAAAGGCTACGTGGCTCCCGATGCTTTCAATAGAGAAACATTAAAACCAGATGATTACTCTGATGTTGGGGAAGCGGGAGTTCTTGCAAGAGAGTATGCGAACAGGCTCGCTTATACCAACGCAACAGACTATCTTTACTATGACGGAACTCACTGGCGTGAGAATAAGCAGTTGGCATTAGGTGCAGTTGTACACTTTACCGATGAACAACTTGCTGAAGCAAATGCACTCTTGGAATCTGCAGATAAGCAACTTCAGTCTTCAGGTATTGATGAGTTGACCATTAAGGCTGGAGGAAAGCGTCTAGAAAATGCAGTCGAAACTCCACTTCAATTGAAATATTTAAAAGCCTATCTAGCAGCTAAAGAGTTCCATAAATTTGTTATGAAACATCGTGACTATAAGAATTTGATGGCTGTCTATAATACAGCTAAACCAATGCTTTCAGTAGAATTGTCAGAATTAGATAGTGATGACTTATTACTCAATACCCCAGAGGCTACTTATGATTTACGAAAAGGAATAAATGGGCAACAAGAACACAATCCTGAAGATTATATAACAAAAATAACCGCAGTCTCCCCTAGTGATCAGGGAATGGGATTGTGGCAGGAAACTTTAGCTACCTTTTTTTGTAATGACCAAGAATTAATTGATTATGTTCAAGAAATTATTGGTATGGCAGCTATCGGTAAGGTCTATCAGGAACACATGATTATTGCCTATGGAGGCGGAGCGAACGGCAAGTCTACTTTTTGGAATACCATTGCTCGTGTGCTAGGTAGCTATTCAGGTAAATTATCTGCGGATGCCTTAACTATGTCAAACAAGCGAAATGTCAGTCCTGAGCTTGCTGAGCTTAAAGGGAAACGTCTGGTCATTGCTTCTGAAATGGCAGAAGGGATGCGACTCAACACAGCAGTTGTTAAGCAGATTACCTCAACAGATGAAATCCAAGCTGAGAAGAAATACAAGGATCCCTTCCACTTTGTGCCGTCTCATACGCTTGTTCTTTACACCAACCACCTGCCTAAAGTAGGTGCGAACGATGATGGAACGTGGCGACGTTTGGTTGTTATACCGTTTAACGCCAAAATCACTGGTCGCTCTGACATCAAAAACTTTGCGGATTATCTGTACGACAATGCAGCACCAGCAATCATGTCTTGGATTATAGAAGGTGCAGAAAAAGCCATCAAAGCGAACTTCAAAACAAAAGTACCAACTGCCGTATCAGCTTCCGTCAAAGCCTATCGTGAGGCCAATGATTGGTTAGGACACTTCCTTAGTGACTGTTGTCAAGTTGGTGATCAGTTGACAGAAAAATCAGGAGAGCTCTATAGTCAGTATCGTGCCTATTGCGCCAAAAACATGGAGTACACACGTAGTACGACTGATTTTTATTCTGCTCTTGATCAGGCAGGTTTTAAACGAAAACGGACTAGTAAAGGTAATCTCATTCTTGGTTTGAAATTGGTCGATGATGGCTATGATTTCATAGATTAATGACCAACATTTTTAGCCAACTTACTTCCACAAGAGAGGTATTTGATTATTTTAGGTGTGTAGGTCGTTGACTGAATGGTTGGAACTTATTTTGAATGAGACTTCAGATAAATGATTAAAACGACCAGCATGAGTGACATTTTTTGATTTTGTGTAGGTCTATTATGGTCTTTTCTAAAACTATCCTATAAGCAAAAATTACTATAAAAAAGCCTATAAGAGGAGTTTTGGAAATGACTGCACTAGACCTACACACTTCAATTTGACGAAAGGATTTAGAACGATGAGAGAAAAGTATGTTGAGCAAGCCTTGGTGAAGTCTGTGAAAGCCAGAGGAGGCATTTGTCCTAAATGGGTATCGCCATCTTTTTCTGGTGTTCCAGATCGTTTGGTGTTTTTACCCAAAGGCAAATTTGGCTTGGTGGAAGTGAAGGCTCCTGACCAAAAGCCAAGGAAGTTACAAGTGTCAAGGCATAAACTGTTCGAGCGATTAGGCTTTAAGGTCTATGTCATTGACCGCATTGAGATGATTGGAGAAGTGCTAGATGAAATTGACATTACATAACTATCAGGTAGTCGCCAAGGACTTCATCATGGGTCACCCTCATGCAGCAGTCATCCTAGACATGGGGATGGGAAAGACGGCAACAACCTTGTCTGCAGTGAATGAATTGATGTTTGACCGATTTGAAGTCACAAAGGTTTTGGTTATTGCCCCACTTCGAGTCGCAAATACAGTATGGAGTGATGAGATTGAGCAATGGTCTGAGTTGCGTCACTTACGGTATTCGAAAATAGTTGGTACTCCCAAGCAACGAATGGTAGCTCTTCAGAAAGATGCGGATATCTATATCGTCAATCGTGAAAACCTCCCTTGGTTGGTAGAACTATGCAGTCCCTATTTCAAGTGGGATATGGTAGTAATTGATGAATTAAGTTCTTTCAAGTCATGGCAGTCCAAGCGTTTCAAAGCTTTCATGGCTATGCGTCCTTACATGAAACGTATCGTGGGATTGACTGGAACACCGAGTTCAAATGGGCTGATGGACTTGTTTGCGGAGTTCAAGGTCATTGATGGTGGCGAGCGTCTGGGTCGGTTCATCGGAGAATACCGTAGCCGCTACTTTGACGAGGGGCGTAGGAACGGAAATATTGTTTACGAGTACATTCCCATGGACTATGCGGAATGTCAAATCTATGACAAGATTGACGACATCACCATTTCCATGAAAGCCATGGATTATCTGGATATGCCTGAGTTGATTTCGACCAAGAAGGTAGTTCATCTCACTGACAAAGAAAAATCTGATTACAAGCAGTTCAAGAAAGATTACGTGTTATCTGACCTTGAAGATGGTGAGGTAACAGCTGCCAATGCGGCTAGTCTGTCAAACAAACTGGTGCAGATGGCCAATGGTGCCGTCTACTCAGATGACTATCAAGTGGTGAGCCTACATGACCAGAAGCTCGATGTTCTGGAAGATATTATCGAAGCAGCAAACGGTGAGCCAGTTCTTGTTGTTTATTGGTTCAAGCATGACCTTCAGCGTATTGAGGAACGTCTGGCAAAGCTCAAGGTTAAGGGAACAGTCCTTAAAACTGAGGACGACATTCGTGAGTGGAACAAGGGTAATATTTCTGTTGGACTTTTACACCCAGCGAGTGCCGGTCACGGTCTAAACCTTCAAAAGGGTGGCCATCATTTGGTTTGGTTTGGTCTCACTTGGTCTTTGGAACTCTACCAACAAACCAACGCTCGTCTGTGGCGACAAGGGCAACAAGCAGATACTGTGGTCATACAGCACATTGTAACGGAAGGCACTATTGACGAGGAAATCCTCAAAGCACTGGAAAACAAAGATGCCCAACAATCACGGCTGATTGAAGCCGTGAAAGCACAAGTAGGAGGAACGGATGGATAAAGCGGAATATATCCTAACGCATTATAATGAACTCAAGGGGGACTTGGAAATGTTGAAGTATCGCTTGGAGAATTTTAAGCCTGTGACTGAGAATGAAGTGATTGGGTCACTTGTCTTCGAACGGTCGGATGAACCTAAAGTCACCTCTACTCCGACAAATCTACGTTCAGAGGTGATAGCCCTAAGTTTTCATGACAAGATGATTCAGGAAAATGAAGAGCTCTTAGCCGATTTGACTCAACGATATATACGACTGGCAAATGACCTTGATAATTTTGAGATGGCTATTCGATTTCTTAAGGATGACCTAGCTGAGTTTGCACAAGAAATGTTAAAGCCAGAGTGTAATTGGGATAGTTTGATGAGGGAGTTTCACATTAGTCGTAGTACGGTTAGAAATTGGCGTCGTAAGGTATTGGATCACGTTAGGGGAGTTTATCTGAAGATGGGCTATTCCTTAGAAAAATAACCTCCCCTTGCACTCCCCCTGACCTAACAGTAACCTCCCTCTGCACTAAATGTGACCTAACATTGACCTCCCTTTGTAAAAATTTGTGGTAGAATTGTAAGTGTCAAAAAAGATAAAAATCTCCCAGTAATGACTGGATATACCTTCGCTTGTACGGTAATATAACGCTACAAAAACAAGAGGAGGTCGTCAAAATGACAAAACGCCAACAAGAAAAACTCAACGCCCTTTTAACAGCGATTGCTCAAGAAGAACTTTTGGTTGACACTTTAGAAACTCGCATGAGTGACAACCTTGATTTCTACGATGTTTCGGTTTGGGGAATTAAAAGGGCACTCGAGAGAGCCTACGAAGCAGGCCAACAATCAGTAAAATAAACCAAAGCCTATCCCAAAAGGGTTGGGCTTTTTGCATGGAGGAAAAGATGATTTTAACAAGCGAACAAGTTTCAAGTGGACACCCTGACAAGCTCTGTGACCAAATCTCAGATGCGATTATGACGGAGTGTCTCAAGCATGATAAGAACAGCCGTGTGGCCGTTGAAACACTTATCAAAGATAACCAAGTAGTTGTGGCAGGAGAAGTCTCAACCAAGCACTTCTTCAACCTCGAAGGCATTGTCAAAAAGGTTCTCGAACCTTACGGTATGGAGGATATCATGGTGACGAACCTTCTTGGTGTTCAAAGTCCAGACATTGCTCAAGGTGTGAACAAGGGAGGTGCTGGTGATCAAGGCATTATGTTTGGTTATGCAACCGATGAAACCCCTGAGTTCTTACCACTTCCTTATGTGTTGGCGACTCGTGTTCTTGAAAAGTTAACCAGCCTTGGACACCCTGCCTTGGGCAAAGATGCCAAAGCTCAAGTCACATACGACTATGAAAACAAGCGTATCGAGACTTTCCTAGTGTCTATCCAACACGACGAGGAGGTTGACCTTGCCTCAGTCAAACGCATTGTCACCCAAGCTATGATATCGGTTGCTCAACGCTACCGTCAGAACCTTGACTTCAGGGTTTTGGTTAACCCAACAGGACGCTTTGTTCTCGGCGGCTCTTACGCAGACGCTGGTGTGACTGGTCGTAAGATTGTAGCAGATACCTACGGTGGCTTTTCTCATCACGGTGGTGGAGCTTTCTCTGGTAAGGATCCCTCTAAGGTCGACCGTTCAGCCGCTTACATGGCACGGAAGATTGCCAAGGACTTCGTCCGTGAAGGTTATGCCAAACGTTGTGAAGTACAGCTGGCTTATGCCATTGGAGTTGCGGAGCCTGTTGGTGTTTACGTGAACACCTTTGGAACCAGTGATTCCCCTGCTGAACAGCTTGAGGGAGTGGTTCGTGAACGCTACGACCTGACACCACAAGGGATCATCAAGGAGCTGAACCTCTTAGATGTAGACTACACTAAGACCACCTGCCTTGGACACTTTACCAAGCCTTACCTTCCTTGGGAGCAGTAAGATGCCGCGCAGACCAAGTACACCTTGTAAGCAAAGCGGTTGTCCAAACCTTGTAAGCTATGGAAACAAGTACTGTGATGATCACAAATCTAACCACGCACTTGATGCTAAGTCAACCAAAGCCAAAGGTTACAATGCACGGTGGAATAAGGCGCGGCTTCGTTACTTGAAGCTCAATCCTCTCTGTGTTTACTGCCAAAGAGAAGGACGACTAACCAAGGCGACTGTAGTTGACCATATCACTCCCCACCGAGGTGACCAAGACCTCTTCTGGAATCAAACCAACTGGCAATCCTTATGTAAGTCTTGTCACGATAGAAAGACTAAGACGGCTGACCGATATGTGGAATATACTTATCGGTTCTAAATTTAGAGTTTCGTTACAAAAGTATCCATTTTTTCCCTCTTTGGGGTAGGGGGGTACAAATCTCTAAACCCTTGTCCCACAAAGACCGACGCCCCCTCAAACGTGTAATTTCGCAAAATTCGTTAAGGGGGACTTAAAATGTGGTTAAAGGCTAGTTGAAACCTATTCAGATTAACATTCCTTAGGAGAGGTAGTTTCGTTTTTTTGTTTTGATTTTTTGGGGATTTTGATGTTGAAATGTCCAAAATTGACTAAAATTTAGTGTTTTTAGATGTGGAGGTGAACTCTTGAACGAAAACCAACGCAGACAGATTTGGGCGATGAGAAGTCAAGGTCAGGGATACGGTACAATTGCTGAGGCAGTTGATCTTCCAAGAGATGCTGTCAGAAAATTTTGTAGTCGTAGACCAGAGCTAAAAGGCTATGGCCATGTCGTCCAACAAATGATTGAAGCGCAAGGCTATGATTACTGTTTGACCTGTGGTATCAAACTAGACCATAAACTGGTAGGCAGACCAAAAAAGTTCTGCGCAGATAAATGTCGTAAGGTCTATTGGGATACACATAGAGAGGAACATGACAAAGATAAAACTGCATATGATGAACTGACTTGCCAAAATTGTGGCAGGTCTTTTTTATCATATGCCAATCCAAATAGAAAATTTTGTAGCCATAGCTGTTACATCCAATCGCGATTTTACAAAGGAGATCACAATGACCAATCAACCAACTATGGAGATTAAAGAACTCCTACTAACGGAATTGCAACCAGCTTCTTATAACCCACGAAAGCAACTGAAGAAGGGTGACAAAGAGTATGAAGAAATTAAACAGAGCTTACTGAAGTTTGGCTATGTTGATCCTATCATTGTCAATAAAGACCTGACAGTTATTGGAGGTCATCAGCGTTTGACAGTTCTCAAAGACCTCAAGTATGAAACGGCTAAGTGTGTTATTGTTTCTCTTTCCAAGGAAGATGAAAAAGCACTGAACATCGCTCTCAATAAAATCACTGGTCAATGGGACGACCAGCTCTTGGCAGATTTGCTTTTAGATTTGCAAGAGTCTGATTTCAACCTCGACTTGACCGGGTTTGAACCGCCAGAGATTGACGATATTCTGTCCAACGTTCACGACAAAGACTTATCTGAAGACAACTTTGATGTGAAAGAGGAGTTGAAAAAACCAACAGTCGCAAGACAGGGTGATATTTGGCAACTTGGCAAGCACCGAGTGATTTGTGGTGATTCAACCAAGGCAGAAACCTACGACCAATTGCTAGGAGATAAGAAAGCCAATCTTGTTGTGACGGACCCGCCTTATAACGTGAACGTGGAAGAGACGGCTGGAAAAATACTCAACGATAATATGTCGGACGGAGACTTCTATCAATTCCTCTATGACATGTTTACTCAGGTTGAAACTCACATGGAAGCTGATGCTTCAATTTATGTTTTCCATGCGGACACGGAAGGGCTTAACTTCCGTAAGGCTTTCAAGGATGCTGGTTTCTATCTGAGCGGTTGTTGTATTTGGAAGAAGAACTCACTGGTTCTCGGACGCAGTCCCTACCAATGGCAACACGAACCCTGTCTCTTTGGTTGGAAACAAAAGGGAAAACATCAATGGTTCAGTGACCGTAAGCAGACAACTATATGGGAGTATGACCGCCCCAAATCCAGCAAAGACCACCCAACCATGAAGCCGATTCAGCTTATGGCATATCCTATCCAAAACTCATCCATGCGAGGAACATTAGTTCTTGACCCATTTCTTGGTTCAGGCTCAACCCTCATGGCAGCTGACCAAACTGGTCGAATCTGTTACGGCATTGAGCTAGATGAAAAGTTTGTGGATGTCATTGTCAAACGCTACATGGAGGCTACTGGTAATTCCGATGTGACAGTCCTTCGAAATGGTCAGACCATATCTTATGACGAAGCTAAAGCACAGATGGAGGATGACCTATGACACTAACCTTTCTTGATTTCTTTGCAGGAGTGGGTGGCTTTCGTCGTGGGTTGGAGTTGGCAGGGATGACCTGCCTTGGCTACTGTGAAAAGGATAAGTTTGCACGGAAATCCTATGAAGCAATGTACGATACAGAAGGAGAATGGTTTCATGACGACATCACAAGCATTGACCCCACACAACTTCCAAAAGCAGATTTATGGACTGCGGGAAGCCCTTGTCAAAATGTGTCTATCGCAGGAAAACGAGCCGGCCTATACGGTGAGCGAAGTGGACTCTTTTTTACATTTGTTGACCTCATCCAAAGCCAAAAGGAAGAAGATAAACCCGAATGGGTTCTCCTTGAAAATGTTAAGGGACTTCTATCAAGTGGCGGGGGACGAGATTATCTCGACTATCTCTCTATCTTGGATGAAGCAGGGTACGACCTTGAATGGCAAGTGTTCAACTCAAAAGACTACGGAGTTCCCCAAAACCGAGAACGCATCTACACTCTCGGACATCTTAGAAGTAGAGGTCGACGACAAGTATTACCTCTCAGCGGAGAAGGCGGTAGCCATCTTAAGCAACTTGTAGGGGGCATGCAAAGCTACCGTGTTTACGACCCTAGTGGCATTGCCACAACCCTTGTTGGTGAGGGTGGGGGACTAGGAGCTAAAATAGGGCTTTATCTGATTGACCAGTCTTTGACTGAACCAAAGCTAACTGATGAAGCACGGTGTATCACCGCTCGCTACATGGCAGGTGCTACAAAGAGAACTGCCATGAACTCTGGTGTTCTTGAAGTTCAACCAATTCTAACTCCGGACAGGGTTACGAAACGTCAAAATGGTAGACGGCTCAAGGAACAGGATGAGCCTATGTTTACCTTAACCTCTCAAGACCGCCACGGTGTCCTTGAAGGCATCAAGGTCAGAAATGGGACAAAGCAGGGCTACCAAGTCGCAGAGGTTGGTGACTCCGTTGACCTTTCTTATCCAAGCTCTCAAACAAGACGAGCCAGAGTGGGCAAAGGTATCGCCCACAACCTTTCCTGTGGCGGACAGATGGGGGCGGTGGTTTGGAATGGTCGAGTAGTTAAAATCAGACGGCTCACCCCTCGAGAGTGTTTCAGGCTCCAAGGGTTTTCAGATGACTTATTTGACAAAGCTCAGGCTGTTAACTCTGATGCCCAGCTCTACAAACAGGCAGGAAATGGTGTGACGGTAACGGTGGTTTATGCCATTGGGAAAGCCATTTTATCTGCTTAGACTAGTAGCTAATCACTGGATATAAGGTGAACCTTACGGTAATATACTGTGACAAAAAGACAAAGGAGTCAAAACGATGACAAAAAATGAGCTCAACGAAATTATTGATAGCTGCTTTATTCACCTAACTGTAATGAAACAACATTACACTAAGCCGAGAAATTATTCACTGGATGTGATTGAACAAGGAAATCTTGACCAAATTAATGATTTATTGAATGACATTACAAATGGTATCGAACTTGGTGGGTTTAACGAACTGGAAGCACGCTACATTTACGAAGACACCGAAGTGTTATGGGACGAGGTATCCCAAACCTTTGTGAGCTAAGGAGAAGCAAATGAATGATAAAACCCTTGAACGATTAAGAAAAATATATCCAACTGGCACTCGAGTTCGTTTAGTGCATATGGACGACCCTTACAGTGTTCCAATAGGTACGCTAGGAACAGTAGAAGATGTGGATGACATTGGTTCACTCATTGTCTCTTGGGACAATGGGCAGGGCTTAAACGTGTTGCATGGTATTGATAGGGTGGTTATTGTAGAACCAAATAGGCAAGGTTTTATAAGAAGTATTTATTGCTATTTAAGAGCTGGGTACAATGAATTTGTTTTTGATAGTGGTGATATTCCTGTACCGTTAACCCACGAAGAAGTCATCACTCTTATGACTAGTACGCATCCGCAAACTGAAATTGATATCTACATTGATGAATGTAATCATTTTAAACTTAAGCCGACAACTGTCTTGACGAGAGAAGAAATAGAAAAGGCAATACAAGAATAGGCAAGGTTTCTTTGGAAGCCTTTTTCTTGTGCCCAAAAGGAGGTGAGACCGTGGCAGTTAGAGGGCGAAAACCAAAGCCTACCAATTTGAAAATACTTGAAGGGAATCCTGGGAAACGACCTCTACCGACTAATGAGGTTAAACCCAAACAGAAAGCCCCACGTTGCCCACAGTGGCTCGAAGACGATGCCAAGAAGGAATGGAAACGGATGGGCAAAATCCTCGAACAAATGGGGATATTAACGGAGATGGATATGACAGCCTTCGCAGGCTATTGTCAAGCCTATGCACGTTGGAAGGAAGCCGAAGAGTTTCTGTCCAAACATGGTTCCATCATCAAAACACCAAATGGTTATCTCCAACAAGTGCCACAGGTATCTATCAGTCAAACCAACCTGAAAATCATGCTCAAGTTCTGTGAGCAGTTTGGTCTGACACCATCAGCTCGTAATCGCTTGGCGACTATGGATGCAGAGGTTGGTACTGGTGATGAGATGGAGGATTTGTTGGGAGGTATTCTATGACTTATCATTATGAACCGAGTCCCTTTATGCTTCCGACGTCTCACTACGACAAAGCAAAGGCTGATAGGGCAGTGACCTTTATCAATAACCTTGCCCACACCAAAGGCAAGTGGGCAGGGAAGAAGTTTGATTTATTGCCGTGGCAGGAACAGATAGTTCGTGACCTCTTTGGGATTGTTAAGGAAGACGGCAACCGTCAGTTTCTGACAGCCTACATCGAGATTCCAAAGAAAAACGGCAAGTCTGAACTGGCAGCTGCAATTGCTCTCTATCTACTTTACGCTGACAATGAAGCTAGCGCGGAAGTGTATGGAGCGGCTTGTGACCGAAACCAAGCTTCTATTGTTTTTGATGTCGCAAAACAAATGGTTCTGATGAGCCGACCTCTTGAGAAACGCTCCAAAATTATGGCCGCAACCAAACGAATTGTCAACTATTCAAATGCTGGTTTCTACCAAGTCCTCTCAGCTGAGACAGGAACCAAACATGGACTCAACGTGTCAGGTCTTGTCTTTGACGAAATTCATGCCCAACCCAATCGCCATCTCTACGATGTCTTGACTAAGGGTTCTGGTGATGCCAGGGAACAACCCCTCTTTTTCATCATCACAACAGCTGGAACAGATAAAAACTCCATCTGTTATGAACTCCACACCAAGGCACTTGATATTCTTAAAGGTCGAAAGAAGGACACGTCCTTTTATCCAGTCGTGTATGGATTATCTGATGAAGATGATTGGAATGACGAAGCCAACTGGCTAAAAGCCAATCCATCCCTTGGTCATACCATTGGGATTGACCGTGTTCGTGAAGCCTACCAACAGGCTCTTGATAACCCAGCAGAGGAGAATGTCTTTAAGCAACTCCGTCTCAACATGTGGACGAGTTCCAGCGTAGCTTGGATTCCTGAACATATCTATGCCAAAGGTAATGCCCCCATCGACTATGAAGCTCTTAAAGGTCGTGACTGTTACGCAGGGCTTGACTTATCGAGCACCTCAGATATCACTGCCTTTGTCTTGGTCTTTCCACCACGACATAGCGAGGAGAACTACATTATCTTGCCCTTCTTTTGGTTACCAGAGGACACCTTGGATCTAAGATGTCGTCGTGACCATGTCCTTTATGACGTTTGGGAAAGGCAGGGCTACATCAAGACAACCGAAGGGAACGTTGTTCACTATGGTTTCATTGAAGCCTTTATTGAACAACTCGCTGAAACCTACCACATCAAGGAGATTGCTTATGACCGTTGGAATGCGACCCAGATGGTGCAGAACCTTGAGGGGATGGGCTTAACCATGGTACCTTTTGGGCAGGGCTATAAGGATATGAGTCCACCGTCCAAGGAACTTTACAAGCTCATGATGGAAGGGAAAATCCAACACGGTGGTCATCCAGTCCTTAAATGGATGGGACAGAACGTGGTCATGCGACAAGACCCTGCTGGTAATATCAAGCCAGACAAGGAAAAGTCAGTCGAGAAGATTGACGGTATTGTAGCACTTATCATGGGACTTGACCGTTGCATTCGCCATCAAGGTGATGAATCCAGTGTCTATGATGAACGAGGAATATTGAGCTTTTAGTTGAGGCAATCTACAAAATGTGATACAATGTCGTTACATAAAAAGGAGAATTGCCATGGCTAAAACAGGAACTTTAAATTTACGAGTTGATGATTCAGTAAAGAGTGCAGCAGATGAGATATTGAAACGCTTGGGTATTCCCATGTCAACTGCGATTGATATGTTTTTGAATCAGATTATTTTGACTGGTGGTATCCCATTTGATGTTTCTCTGCCTGAAGCACCTCAACGAGTTAATGTTGACTTTATGAGTCAGGAAGAATTTTATGATAAGCTTATCACTAGCTTTGAAGATGCTAAAGGTGGTAGACGTCAGGATGTCAGAGAGTTTCTCTCTCAATTTAAGGAAAATGCTTAATGAAAGAGTATCAGGTTACCATTTCGGATGATGCTAAAGCAGATTTGCTGAGCATTTATCACTATGTTCGTGACGAACTCTGTACACCACAGGCAGCGGATAATCTCCTTGAGAAGATATCTCAGGCAATGTTATCCCTATCCATTTTTCCTGAGCGGTGTTCCATCATTGAGGATTTAATCGGAAAAGGTTACACCTTCAGACAACTGATTGTCAAAAAATATCGCATTGTATATCATGTGCTAGAAGACGAAGTGATTATTGTTGCTGTAGTCTATGGATCACGTCATATGGATAATTGTTAAATTGAGGGAGCGATTTATGGAACTCGTTAAGACGATACAAATAGGTGATGATATCTATCTTCCGATACCTGACCACTTTGGCATTCAAGAGGGTCAGGAGTTTAATCTTTATTAATCAAGTGATGGAACTTTGGTATTAAGTCCACTAGATAGCAAACCATCAGCGGATGATCAAAGTTTAAGTAGTGATAAGCAGACGACAACAGTTGTTGAACAGGTAACATTAGATAAGTTTGCGAATTCAGTATTATCATGCCTTCTTGATGCCTTTAAAGAATTAGCTGAATGAGAATACTCTGTTTTGTAAGAATATATTGAAAGCACTTCAAAATGAGGTGCTTTTTTCGTACCCAAAAATAAGGAGGACTTATGGGAATACTTGATTTACTTGGAAGAAAAAGGGCTAGAGATAAGCCCCAAAACAGCTATGAAGGTCAGGATTTTTCCTACCTCTTTGGACGGACGACCAGTGGTGAAACCGTAGATGAGTTTAAGGCTATGCAGACAACAGCGGTCTATGCTTGTGTGCGAATCCTTGCAGAAGCAGTTGCCTCTTTACCAATTCATGTTTATGAGTTGACGAGTAATGGAAAAGAGAAAAAGATTGATCATCCGTTATACTTTCTGCTTCATGATGAACCCAATCCAGAGATGTCCTCCTTTATCTTTCGAGAGACGATTATGAGTCATTTGTTGATATGGGGAAATGCTTATGTGCAGATTATCAGGGATAAAGCTGGACGAGTGATTAGTCTCTATCCGCTCTTACCTGACAAGATGTCTGTCCACCGTGATGATAGTGGGAAACTCTACTACAAATACCAAAGGCAAACCGGAGAGAATCCTAACTTCAAAGATAAAGGGACAGTCCTATTGAAGCAGGAGGATATTCTTCATGTGCCTGGACTTGGCTTTGATGGCTTGATTGGCTACTCACCGATTGCTATGGCAAAAAATGCGATTGGGATGACCCTTGCGACCGAAAACTACGGGGCCGCATTCTTTAAAAATGGAGCTAACCCGGGCGGTGTCTTAGAACACCCAGGGATTTTGAAAGACCCTAAACGAGTTCGTGATTCGTGGAATGCAGTCTATAATGGGGCGACCAACGCCCATAAAGTAGCTGTTCTTGAAGAGGGGATGAAGTACACCCAAGTTGGTATTCCACCAGAAGAAGCCCAGTTTCTACAGACACGGAAGTTTCAGATTAACGAAATTGCACGGCTTTACCGCATTCCACCCCATATGGTGGGGGATTTGGAGAAGTCGTCTTTTTCGAATATCGAACAGCAGTCACTTGAATTTGTGAAATATACCTTAGACCCTTGGGTAGTTCGTTTGGAACAGGCCTTCAAGAGGTCTCTTTTTTTACCTGAAGAAAAGAAACGCTACCTGATCAAGTTCAACGTAGATGGTTTGCTTCGTGGTGATTACCAAAGCCGAATGAATGGCTATGCCATTGCACGTCAAAATGGGTGGCTTTCGACTAATGACATCCGTGAGTTAGAAGACTTGAACTTGTTGTCTGATGAAGAAGGCGGAAACCTTTACTTGATTAACGGCAACATGACCAAATTAAAAGATGCTGGTGGTTTCATGAAGCAACCAACGGAAACGGGACCAGCTGAAGACCCACCAGAGGAGGAAGAAGATGCGTAAATTTTGGAATTTTACTGACGAAGGAGAAGTCCGCACCCTTCGGATTGAGGGACAGATTGCGGACGAGACTTGGTTTGGGGATGAAGTCACCCCGCAGCTCTTTAAGAATGATTTGCTTTCAGGCAAAGGCGATATCACCCTCTGGATTAACAGTCCAGGGGGTGATGTGTTTGCGGCGGCTCAAATCTATAACATGCTTATGGATTACAAAGGTGATGTTCATGTCATCATTGATGGTCTAGCCGCAAGTGCTGCCAGTGTCATTGCCATGGCTGGGACGACCGTTTCCATGAGTCCCGTTGCCATGATGATGATTCATAACCCATGGACGTTTGCACAAGGTGAAGCTAAAGATATGGCCAAGGTCATTGAGATGCTTGGTGAAATCAAGGAGTCCATTATCAATGCTTATGAGCTTCGAACTGGACTTTCCAGAACCAAGATTTCTCATCTTATGGATTCGGAATCTTGGTTCAATGCCAAGAAAGCTGTGGAGCTTGGTTTTGCGGATAAAGTGCTCTTTGAGAAAGAGGAGACATCCGAGCAGGGCCATCAAAATAGTTATACCTTTAGCAGAGTAACTGCGGTTCATGATTTGGTGGTGAAACTACAAGCAACTCTTCAACCACCCAAACCAGAGAAAACGATCCCCTTCAATCAATTGGAAAAACGATTGAACCTATTGAAATAAAAGGAGAGTACCTATGTCTAAACTACTTGAATTGAAAGAAAAACGTAACGCTGCCTGGGCTCAAGCAAAAGCCTTTCTTGATACTGTTCGCTCGAAAGACGGTTTAGTGTCCGATGAAGACTCCAAACGCTATGAAGAAATGGAAGCCAAAATCGAGTTATACAATAGAGAAATTGCACGTTTGGAGCGTCAAGAAAAGATTGACCTTGAACTGGCGCAACCAGCTTCACAAGCCCTAACAACTCAGCCAACAGTCATTGTCGATAATCAAAAAGAAGATGAAAAGAAAGGTGTGGCATCAGACATCTACACCCAGACTTTCTGGACCAGTGTCCGTAAGCGAAACTTCTATGATGTGAAGGATGTTCTTCGTGTCGGTGAAGACACAGAAGGCGGACACCTTGTCCCTGATGAATACGAGAAGAAATTGGTACAAGGACTTCAGGAAGAAAATTTTTTCCGTAGCTTGGCAACTGTTATCAAAACCTCTAGTGGTGAGCGTAAGATTCCAGTTGTTACTGGTCATGGTTCTGCCTCTTGGATGGACGAGAATGGGCTCTATCCAGAGACAGATGAAACCTTTGGCCAAGTAACTCTTGATTCTCATAAGATTGGTACAGCAATCCGTATCTCTGAAGAATTGCTCAATGACTCTGTCTTTGACCTTGAGTCTTACATGACTTCTGAGTTTGCACGCCGCATCGGTACAGAAGAAGAAAAATCATTCTTGGTGGGTGATGGTTCTAAAAAACCAACAGGTATCTTTACGCAAGCAGACGTAGAAGGACCAACGACCGCAACCAAAGACATCACCTTTGATGACATGATTGAGCTTTACCACTCTCTGCCAGCTCCTTACCGTAAGAATGCAGTCTGGATTCTCCACGATACTACGGTTAAAGCAATCCGTAAGCTCAAGGACAATAACGGCAATTACATCTGGCAACCATCAACACAAGCTGGTCAACCTGATTTGATTCTCAACCGTCCTTACTACACGTCAACTTTTGCGCCACTTCCAGAAGCAGGAAACAAAGCTATTGCCTTTGGTGATTTCTCTTACTACTGGATTGCGGACCGTCAAGGGCGTACCTTCAAGCGTCTCAATGAGCTTTATGCCAACAATGGTCAGATTGGCTTTCTTGCTAGCCAACGTGTGGATGGGAAACTCGTCCTTCCTGAAGCTGTTAAGGTTTTGACTGTCAAAGGTAAAACGTCATGATGACGTTAGAAGAAGTCAAGCTCTATCTGAAAGTGGAAAATGGTGAAGAGGACTATCTTATCGAACAGTTGATGGCAACAAGTCGCCAGCTTTGTGAAGATATTCTTCGTGAGACCTCCACTTCAGAAGTTCTAAAAACGGCAATCCTCTATGGGGTTGCCTATCTTTATGAACACCGTGAAGAAGCCAATCACAAGGAGTTAAAGGAAACTCTCTATCATTTGCTTTTGGCAGATAGGAAGGATGTGTTCTGATGAAGATTGCGCCTCTAAGAGAACAGTTGGTCTTTCAAGAAAAGCGACTCAAGCAGGACGACATCGGAAACGAGTTAGCCATTTGGGATGACCTCTTTATGCGTTGGTGTTCTTGTCGTCCACTAGCTTTAACTGAAAGTGATGGGAGTGCGACAAAACTGATTCATAACAAGGTGCAGTTTACCTTGCGCTACGATAAGGCTGTTCTTGCTCTTAATTCTTTAACGACTCGAATTTACTTTCGTGACCAGTATTATGCTATCGAGTCCATTGATGGCGATACTGTGGCTCGAAGCTTGATTTACATCGTTGCGACCAAGGAGGAGCTTTATGACTAAGATTGGACTTGATGATTTAGTTTCTGTCATCGAAAAGGAGCTGACGACTTATACCAAAGAGACCACAGATGTCATGCGTGAGGTGGTTGAGGAAGTGACAGACGATGCCGTTGATACCTTAAAGGTGACTTCCCCAAAGCGACGTGGGAAATATGCTAAAGGGTGGACGAGTAAGGCAACGACTGATACCAATACGGCTCTGACCAAAACTATTCACAACCGAACACCAGGGCTGACGCATCTGCTTGAAGATGGGCATGCCAAACAAAACGGTGGTCGGGTGGAAGGAAGAAAGCACATCGCTCCTGTCGAGAAAAGGGCGATTCAGTCGTTTGAAGACAAATTGCGACAGAAACTGTGAGGTGGTCTATGAGATTTGAAGAGCTTTTCCGTGTCTTGAAAGCAACCAAACTCCCAGTAGCCTATCACCATTTTGAGGAAGGGCACAGCCCCAGTCCGCCCTTTATGGTTTATCTAGTCACTGATTCAGATAATCTTGGGGCCGATAACTGGACTTATCACAAAGGGCTTAATGTTCAGATTGAGCTGTACACAACAAAGAAAGATTTAGTGACAGAAGAAACGGTGGAATCAGTTCTTGATGCCCACCGTCTTTATTTTGACAAGGTAGAGACTTACATCACTAGTGAGAAACTCTACCAAACCATTTATTCCATCACACTATTAGGAGGATAACCATGGCAGAAAAAAACAAGGTCACCTTTGGCCTACAAGATGTCCACTGGGCAGAAGTCACCAGTGAGGGAGCTGACGGGGCTTTGACTTATGGCACTGTCGAGCGACTTCGTGGTGCTGCAGAACTAACCCTTGAACCCACTGGAGACAAGGGGTCTTACAAGGCAGACAACATCAACTTTTACACGACTGAATCTAATGACGGCTATGAGGGAACACTGAAAGTTGCCCTCTTATCACAGGAGTTTCTGACTCGTGTTCTAGGTGAGAAATTGGATGCGACAACTAACACCATTTCAGAGATTGCAAATAGCGAGAAGAAAAACTTTGCACTGATGTTTCGATTTGAAGGGGACAAAAAAGAAACCCTTCATGTTCTCTATTATTGTTACGCTTCACGTCCAACTGTAGGCTCTAAAACCAAGTCTGGGTCTGATATCAATGAGGTAGAGTTGACCTTTACGGCAAGTCCACGCCCACTTGATAAGATTGTTCGCCGCAGAACGACTGAAGAAACCAGTGATGAGATTCGTGAGAACTGGTTTAAGTCTGTCTTTGAACCAGCTGCTTAAAGGAGGAGAACATGCGACAAAATATCACCATTGCTGGGAAAACCTATCCCTTGGCAACGAATGCCTATACACCGATTGCTTATAAGGAGCAATTCGGAAAGGATTATTTCCAGGATCTCTTTAACATGTTAAGTGCGGAATCCATCATGACTCAACTTGAGCAATTGGAAGAGGGGGAAGAGTTAAAGGCTAGTCAGATTGACTTGTCTATTTTATCTGACTTCGACATGACCTTTTTCCACCGTCTCTTTTGGGTATTTGCCAAGTCAGCCAATCCTCGAATCAAACCCTTCGAGGATTTCTTTATGTCGATGGAGGAGTTCCCACTTCAGGAAGTTGGACCAGTCTTGATGTCCATGCTTAACCAAGGGATGACTACCAGAAAAAAGCAGATGAATCAGAAACAGCGAGTGAGGAAGTCTTCACGGTAGAGAGTTACCTCTCTTGTTGTAAGGAGACAGGTCTTTCCATTGACGACTTGAAGTATATCTCGATTGGCATGGCTCTGGATTACCAGACTGATTATGTGGAACTTCGAAGTCGAGGTGAGACTGGTGTTCGCAAAGCTACCCAAGCAGACTTTGACAATTTCTAGTAGGGAGGAGGAGTGACGATGGCAGGAAACATTAAGGGGATCACCATTGAAATTGGTGGTGATACCCAACCCTTACAAAATGCCTTAAAGGGTGTGAATAAACAGGCTTCTGAAGCCACTAAAGAATTGCGTCAGATTGACAAGGCACTCAAGTTTGATACTGGAAATGTCACTCTTTTGACCCAGAAGCAGGAAGTCTTAGCCAAACAAGTTGAGACGACTAAGGAGAAACTCGCTACTCTTCGTCAAGCTCAAGCCCAAGTCGAGGCTCAGTTCAAGGCAGGTAACATCGGTGCAGACCAGTACCGTGCCTTTCAGCGTGAGGTGGAGAGCACTCAAACAGTCTTAAAGGGGTACGAATCAAAACTAGAAAGTGTTAACAAAGCTCTCTCTGATAATGGTACACAGGTCGAATCAAATCGTTCAAAACTTAACCGTCTCCAAAATGAGCAGGCACAGTTGGTGTCAGAAAGCGAAAAACTCAATAGTTCCTTTAAGCTACAAGAATCAGCATTAGCAACTACCGCAAGTGAGGCTGATAAGTTGGCACTTGCTCAACAAAAGGTTGCTTCTCATTCAGAAATCCTTGAGAAACAGATACATAATCTGGGACAACAACTCTCGCTGACAAAGAGCGAATATGGTGAGAATTCGGTTGAAGCTAACAAGCTTGAGAAAACTCTTAATGAGACAAAGACCTCTTATAACAATCTCCAAAATGAGATGGAGGGGTTGGCCTCTAGCTCTGCGAGTTCCAAGGCTTCTTTGGAAGAGACAAATAGTCTCTTAAAGGCTGACCTTCTCATGGAGTTTGGCGACCAACTGGGAGAGTTGTCACAGAAGTTGATTGACTTCGGTCAACAATCGCTTGACGCATTTCTTGAAGTTGATGAGGGGATGGATATCATTGTCACGAAAACTGGGGCAACTGGTTCTGCCCTTGAAGAGATGACAGACATCGCTAAAACCCTAGCCACTGAACTACCAACGGATTTTAATACGGCAGGAAGTGCCGTAGGGGAGTTGAATACGCAATTTGGGTTAACAGGAGATGCCCTTAAATCAGCCTCTACCCAGTTGATTCAGTTCTCAGAGATCAATGGGAGTGATGTGACGAGCTCTGCTATTTCAGCCAAGCAAGCGATTGAGGCCTATGGACTTGAAGCGACTGATTTATCAAGTGTTTTAGACACGGTTACTTATACCAGCCAAGCGACAGGTGTTGGTGTCCAAGAGTTGATGGACAAGGCAGTAGCGGGAGCACCACAAATCAAAGCCCTTGGCCTTTCCTTTGATGAGGGCGTCACCTTGATGGGACAGTTTGAAAAAGCAGGGGTTGATTCTTCTGCAGCACTTTCTTCGCTCTCAAAGGCAGCTGTTAAGTATGCGGGCGATGGGCTTACGCTTCAAGAAGGACTTGCTGGAACCATTGGGCAAATCAAAGCCTCAACCAGTGAAACAGAGGCTCTTTCTCTTGCCTCAGAAATCTTCGGAAGTAAAGCAGCTCCACGTATGGTTGATGCCATCAAGCGTGGGGCTTTATCTTTTGAAGATTTAGCAGGAACAGCTGATAAGGCAGCTGGGATTGTAACACGGACCTATGAGGGGACGCTTGATCCTATTGATAAGTTTACAACCGCTCAAAACACGGCGAAGTTAGCGATGGCGGAGATAGGAGATGCTATTGCCGCAACCCTAGCTCCTATCTTGGAAATATTAGCGAGTTTACTTCAAGCTGTTGCTACATGGTTTTCTGGTCTTTCAGAACCTGTGAAGCAGTTTATTGTCATTGTCGGAAGTTTGGTCGCAGCCCTTGGCTTAGTCCTCCCGATTTTCATTGCCCTGCAAGCAGCTGCTATGGCTATGGGAACAACCATCATGGGGATGATAACTGCAGCAGCTCCAATCGTAGGGATTATTCTTGGTGTCATTGCCGTTGTTGCCTTACTGGTTGTTGGGATTCAGCAACTCTGGCAACATCACGAAGGCTTTCGGACAGCTGTGACAGAAATCTGGAACGCCATCTATGCCTTTTTATCTGTCATCATTCAACAGATATCAAGCTTTGTTATGTCGATATGGGGAACCTTGACTACTTGGTGGACAGAGAACCAACAGCTAATCCTTAAAGCCGCAAATACCGTGTGGACAGCCATTTCAACAGTTATTCAAACCATCATGACCATTCTTGGACCTTACCTTCAAGCCAGTTGGGAGAATATCAAACTGATTATCACGACAGCTTGGGACATCATTAAAGTGGTCGTAGAAACAGCCATCAATGTTCTCTTAGGCATTATCAAGGCAGTCATGCGGATTATCACTGGTGATTGGTCTGGTACTTGGGAAACCATCAAGCAGGTCGTCTCTACAGTTTGGGAAGCCATCAAGTCACTGATTTCGATTGTTCTAAATGCCATTGCTCAGTTCATTTCCAATTCCTGGAATGGCATCAAGTCAACGATTAGTTCGATTCTATCGAGCATAAGTTCAACGGTATCTTCTATCTGGAATGGGATGAAAGCAACCATCTCAGGTGTCCTAAGTGGTATTTCAAGCGCAGTGTCCTCTGTCTGGAATGGGGTCAAATCAACCATTACAAATGCCATCAATGGGGCAAAAAATGCGGTTTCTTCAGCTATCAATGCCATTAAGAACCTCTTTAACTTCAAGATTAAGTGGCCGCATATTCCTCTTCCGCACTTTAGTGTGTCAGGTTCTGCGAATCCCCTTGATTGGTTAAAAGGTGGCTTACCTAAGATTTCCATTCAGTGGTACGCCAAGGGTGGGATTCTCACCAAGCCAACGGCATTTGGTATGACAGGGAATAGCTTGATGGTTGGAGGAGAAGCAGGACGTGAAGCCGTCTTGCCCCTTAATAACCAGACTCTTGGCAGTATCGGTCGCAGCATCGCAGCTACCATGCCTAACAAGGGAACAACCATAACGGTCAATATCACAGATGTTGTGATTCGTGAAGAAGCAGATATGAAAAAACTAGCCGACTATGTAGCTGGTCAACTAGCTGATGAAATGACTCGACAAGCCTTACTGAGAGGAGGAACAGTGTGATTAAACATAATGAATTGGTACTGGATGGAAAAGGCACCTCGTCTTTTCCTTTTAAAGTGCTTGTGGAAGATAGACCGAGCGTTCAAGTGCCACGGTCTAAAACGCAACTCTTAGACCATCGTGGGTTGAGTGGGGCGATTGTTCAAACCAATAAGCATCGTGATGTGATTGAGAAACCTTACCGCTTGTATCTGATTGGTGCGAGTGAGAAAGAGGTCAATGAGTTCTCGGCTTATCTCATGCAGGAAGGTTTTTGGCTAGAAAGTGAACGTCTTAAGCTTACCAGGCTCTGGTGTTACCGAACGGATAGCTTTGACATCAAACAGGATGACCACGATGTGTATGTGATTGATGTGAGCTTTATCTGTCACCCCACTCGCTTTTTTAAGAGTGTGGATAGGCAAGTTTTGAGTGCCAATGGTGTGTTAAAAACACAAGGCTCTGCCCTTGCCTTTCCTACCATTACCATCACCGGTCAATCGGTGTCAGAAACCTCATTCACAGTAGGAGACCAAGTGATTCGCATTGAGAAATTTACAGAGCCTCTTGTTATGGTTAATCACCCAGATCGTCCTAGTTTTAAGACCTTATCAGGGAAAGCTGTTAAGTGGTCTGGTGATTTTATCACGATTGATGCCAGTCATCCAACACAATCTGTCGGAGTGATTTTAGGCAGTGGGATATTATCGCTCACTTTTGAGACGAATTGGGGGTGGGTATGATGCTTTACCTTCTTGGCGGTCAAACAAAGACACCGAAATGGAATGGTCAGCCATTATTTGAAACGGTGAGTGCGACGGTAGAAGAGGAGCTGAATGGCACCTTTCAGCTACGTTTAACTTACCCTATTACAGATTCAGGTGTTCATGAAACCCTTAGAGCAGATGAGTTGATTTTGTGTCCAACTCCTGATTTGGGAAAGCAGCTCTTTCGTATTAAGCAGGTAAAGATTCAGAACGATACGGTAGAGCTTGAGTGTTATCACATTTCTGATGATGTGATGAAACGTCAGATTAAGCCCTTTTCTGCGACTAATACCACCTGCCAATCTGCTCTTATGAGGCTGGTTGAGGCTTGTCCATCTGATTTAGGGCTTTTTAGCTTTGATAGTGATGTGACGGATCGGCACACCTTTGTCTCTGATGAAGATTTGACGCTCTATCAAGCTCTGATGGATGGAAAGCATTCACTCCTTGGAACTTGGGAAGGTGAGCTTGTCCGTGATAATTTTCAGCTGATAGTTAAGAAACACCGTGGCAATGATAAGGGAGTTATTCTCACAAGCCATCACAATCTGAAAGCTTTTGAGGATAAGGGTGATTCTGAAAAGGTCATTACGCGCATCTATGCGACCTCAACTTTTCAAGCAGAAGGTAGTGATGTGGATACCGTTCTTTCCGTCGTTGTGGAAAGCCCCCTCATTACCCAATACCCTTATATCTATGAAGCACGGTATGAGAATAACACGCTTCAGACAGAGGAAGAATTACGCCAATGGGCGATGGCTAAGTTCACACATGAGCACATCGATCACATCTCTAGACAGTTAACCGTTGAAGCTTATCAGCTTGATGGTCAAGAAGTCCATATTGGAGATACGGTTACTCTTAAAAGTCAAAAGCACAAGGTAGATGTCAAGAAAAAGGCAGTTGGTTATACCTTTGACGCTCTAGAAGAAGTTTACCTCTCAGTGACCTTTGATGATGAGGTTACCTTTACAACCTCTGGATCATCTGGGACCCATTCGCTAACCAGTGCGGCTAAGACCATTCTTGATGTCCATCAGTCGGTTACAGAACACCGTGCGTCTAAGGAGCGAGCTAATTTTAACAAGGTCTTTGATAGGCACTTTGAGCGTCTTCAAACAGAAGTTGAAGATGGTATCGCTAAGGCCAAAGCAGAAGGCGAGCGTTCTGGGAAGAAAGCTGCCCTTGATTATCTGGCAACGGATGCCCTTGAAGCACGAGTCGCAGCCCTTCAAAAAGCTAAGATTGATGAGTTGACCGTCTCTAGTTCAGCATGGATGACAAGGCTTGTCTCTCAACAAATTCTATCAGAGTATGTGAAGAGTTTAGAGGTGGAAGCTGATAAGGTGGTTATCCCAGGTCAACACACCCCAGTCTTTAGTTTGGATAGGGATGGGAATCTTTCCATTGATACACAACTCTTAAAGGTGAGAGGGGAAAGCCTAGCGACACAAGCTGATCTTAAAACCATCTCTTTAACTCCTGGACCAAAGGGGGACGCTGGAGCAGATGGGGTGGGCATTCAATTAAGGGAGCAGTACTACTTAGTCTCTGCACAAAAGACTGGTGTAACAGCAACAAACTCTGGTTGGAGCAAAACCATTCCCTTTCTCACCTCAACGCTTAAATATCTGTGGAACTATGAAAAAACCACTTTCACCAATGGCTCAACGACAGTAACAACACCTGTTGTCATCGGTGTATATGGGGACAAGGGTATGGATGGAAAGGCAGGTAAGGACGGAAAGACCCTTTATACTTGGCGGATGTATGCAGATAGTGACAAGGGAGAAGGACTCTCTGCCATTCCAACAGGCAAACGTTACCTTGGTCTAGCAGTCAATAAGGAGAGCGCAACCCCTTCAACCAATCCTGGTGACTATATCTGGTCATCCTTTTTTGAGGGAACGGAACTTGGTGGTCGCAATTACATTGACGATTATGCCATGAAAGCGATGACTTTTTCATCTGTTACCTCTGAGTGGAAGAAGGAGGTAATTGAAGATACGAGTTCTGTTAGTGGGGTGACTATTAAGTTGACCTGTACCAAAGCAGGTACTGGAGGCTTTCATCGGAACTTCCATGATTTAAGGAGTCGAATTGGTGCGACGATGACTTTTTCAATTGATATTAAGTGTTCAAAATCTGTCACACTCAATATGGGTTGTGAACTAGGTGGAACGAAAGCTTACGAAGTAACAACAGATTGGCAAAGGTGTGTTTCTTCATGGAAAGTAAGTAGTTATCAGTACTATTCTTATATCTTTTACTTAAAGTCAGGTTCGTGGTCAGTAGGTGATGTGGTTTATCTTAGAAATGTTCAATTGGAAGATGGCAACGTTGCTTCAGCGCCTGGGCCTTCTTTGAATGATCTTATCGCTCAGATTGATGCCAAAGCTGACAACGGGTTTATGAAGCAGCAATTAGACCTTCTAACTGAAAAGACAGAATCTCTTCGAGTGGACCTTGAAGCGAGAGCTTTGGCAAAAGAAGTAGCTGATTGGCTCAAGTCTTATAAAGAGTTTGAGAAGAATAATGAAGCTGTCCTTGCGCAATTTAATCAAGACTTTATTGATAATACGGCTCGTATCGCAGCGATTGAAGCCGATCTTAAAGCTAACAGTCTCTTGCTTAACTTTGTCAATACCTATTTGAGAGCTGGTGATAATGGGGTGATTATTGGTAAGAAGGATAACTCTGAATATATCGAATTAACCCCACAAGGGATGATGATTAAGTCAGCTGGTAATGCCGTTATGACGGTTACAGCTGGTGTCATTAAAATTCATCATGGAGTTTTTGTGGAGACCTTACAGGTTGGTTATTACCGACTAGAAGCCGCAAGGCATAATGCCAAGCATCTAGTTTGTCGTTTTATTGATGCCAAGTAGAAAGGAGATCCTATGGCGGATTATGGTTCAAATAATGATAGGGGCTATACCCTACTTTTACGAGTGGAAGAAACAGGAACTTCAACGGCTAATAATACATCTACTGTCCGAGTCCAACTTTGGCTAAAGAATGGTTATACGACCTTTGGGATGTATGACTGTAGGGCAAGTGTGTCTATCAATGGCCAGACGCTTTCTTGGTCAGGGCGACCAGATATGTATACTGCTCATAGTTCTCTTCACTTGATTGATAAGACCATCACTGTGTCACATGATTCGAATGGGTCAAAAACCATCAGTTTTTCAGCGACCTTCTCTGGGTCTGGTGGCTGGTCACCTGGCACCTTGAATACAGGGTCACAAACGCTACGTTTAAGTGATATTCCACGGTCATCGAGTGCTACAGTTTCTGGGAATATGATGGGGCAAGCCGTAACCATTACGATTAAGCGCGCTAGTAGTGATTTTACCCATAATATCACATGGCATTTTGGATCTCTAAGTGGCACCATTGGCACAGGCATTGCGACCTCTGTAACTTGGACGCCATCAATATCGCAATTAGCAACTCAAATTCCAAATAGCACCTCAGGTAATGGGCATTTAACGCTAGCCACTATCTATGGTGGTAAGACAATAGGTTCTATGACAATTCCCATTACCCTCAACCTACCGACGTCCGTTGTTCCAACCTTGGGCAGTATTTCTGTTTCAGAATCCCATACCACTGCAAAAACGATTTTAATTGGTACAAGTTTTGCCCAGTTGGTGTCTAACCCTAAAGTGACTTTTAATCAAGGAGCGGGTGTTTACGGATCGATCATTCCTTCAACGGGTTATCGCGCAGAGGTCTTTAAATTTGAGAATAATCAGTGGGTTCAACTTCCAAATGTGGTAACAAGTAATAATGGCCTTTTGGGTGGTATAAACTGGATTGGTCGCGCTAAGGTCTCTGCCTATGTGACTGATTCGAGAGGGCGACAAAGTGCTCGAAAAGAAGTGGAGATAACCCTATTAGAGTATTTCAAACCTATCTTTTCATTCTCAGCGGTTCGTGCCGGTTCTAGTATGAATCAGGTGACGGTCACACGAAAGCTTAAGATTGCCCCTCTAACCATCAATAGTGTTCAAAAGAATAAGGCAACCTTGACATGGGAAGTGGTTGATTTGGCAAGTGGTCAGAAGGTCACAAACGCTGGTGGTGCTGCCAACTGGACGTCAACCACGGAACACACAAAGACGGATTTCCAAGCTATTTTAGGTGGCACCTACGATACGACAAAATCCTACAATATTATTGGAAAGCTCGCAGACCTCTTTTATGCCACTACCTTTGAATTTACCGTTGGTCCAGAGAAGGTCGTCTACGGCTTAAGTCCATCTGGTATGGGGATAGGCAAAGCGTGGACAAGAGGGGTACTTGATGTGGATGGGAGTTTGCCTGCTTATTTTGACGGTGAGATTTATATGAAGAATAAAAAACTTCTTGATATTTTTTATCCAGTGGGTGTCATTTATGAATCTACGTCAAACATCAGTCCAGCAACCATCATGGGTGGCAGTTGGGAGCGATTTGGCAACGGACGGGTCTTGGTTGGAGTGTCTGAGAATGAAAGTGAGTTTAATAGCGTCAATAAGTCAGGCGGTAGTAAGACACATACCTTGACCATTGATGAGATGCCATCACACTCTCACGCTCAATATGTTTCAGCTAATAATGGTAATAAAGCTATTAGACGTGATTATGGATCAGATGGAAATTCTAATACTTATCCGCAAGGGAATAATACAGGAAATACTGGTGGCGGAAAGCCACACAATAACTTACAACCTTACGTTACGGTTTACCGTTGGCGTAGGACAGCCTAAGAAAGGAAAGTGTCATTATGAAAGAATTACTGGCAACAAATAAAGTCCTCTTTTCAGCGATTGGAGGACTTATCGGTTCGATTTTTGGAGAAGTGGATGGCTTTCTCTTTGCCTTGATGGTATTTATTTCCATCGATTACATCACAGGACTCATGGCAGCAGCCGTTGAGAAAAGGCTTGCTAGCAATATTGGTTTCAAGGGTATCTTCAAAAAGATTGTCCTTTTGTGTTTAGTAGCAGTAGGGCAAATCATTGATGAGCATGTCCTGAAACAAGGGGGTATGGTTCGTACCGCTATCATCTTTTATTACCTCTCAAATGAAGGGTTGTCCATCATTGAGAATGCGGCACGGATTGGACTACCAGTTCCTGAAAAGTTGAAAGATGTGCTGAAGCAATTGAAACAAGGAGATTAGGATGACTTTTTTATCAAAGATTAAAGACGGCTGTTTAGCGTCTTGGGAGCACGGCATTCTTCCGTCCGTGTCAGCAGCACAAGCTATCTTAGAGAGTGGTTGGGGTAAGTCTTTGTTAGCTCAGTACCCTAACCATAATCTCTTTGGTATTAAAGCGAGTCCTGACTGGAAAGGAAAGCGTGTTGTCATTCCAACTCAAGAATATGTGGATGGTAAGTTTATCACGGTTGCCGCCACCTTTAGAAAGTATGACTCATGGGAGGAATCTATTAAAGACCATGCGTTATTCTTATCAGAGAATGACTGGCGACAGTCCCACTATCAGAATGTGATTGGTGAAGAAGACTACAAAAAAGCCTGTCTGGCTCTTCAAGCAGCAGGCTATGCAACTGATCCTAATTATGGAGCTAAACTCATCAGTCTTATTGAAAGTAATCATCTCAACACTTGGGATGAAGGTATTTTAAGTCATAAAGGAGAAAAAACTATGGGAAAACATCTTATTATTTGTGGGCATGGTCAGGGACAAACTGGATATGATCCTGGAGCGACGAATCCAGGACTAGGTATTACTGAAGCGGGGAAGGTACGCGAGTTTGCATCGTTGATGAAACGCTACTCTGGTAATCAGATTGATTATATTACGGAGCAAAATGTCTATGACTACCGTAGCTTAGGTAGTATCGGAAAAGGGTACGAGACCATTACAGAACTTCATTTTAATGCCTTTAATGGACAAGCAAAAGGAGCCGAAGTTCTCATTTATGCGGGTTATAATCCTGATGAGTTGGACCAGAAACTCCTTAGTATTCTTGCGCGTCGTTTTACGAATCGCGGGTTTAAGAAAGTGGACTGGCTCTATAATGCCAATGTTGCGGCGAACCGTGGGTATAACTATCGTCTCGTAGAAATTGCTTTTATCGATAACAATAGCGATATGGCAACTTATGAAGCTAATAAAGTAGGTATGGCTCGTGAGTTTGTTCAAGCGATTACTGGTCAAGCTCAATCAGTGTCTCCCAGCACCAATACTCCTCAGTCAGGGGCCATTTCCTATCACGTTGGTGATTCTGTGGTTGTTCAAAAGCATGCAACACATTACCAAACAGGACAAGGAATCTCATCCTGGGTGAAAGGTAAGACTTTCAAAATCATTCGTGTGAAAGATGTTAACCAATCTAGCAGCAAAAAAGCGTACCTTCTTGAAGGTATTAATTCCTGGGTATTGGAGCAAGATGTAACTGGGTCAACAAACGGACATAGTGAACAAACCTATACGGTACAAAAGGGTGATACGCTTTATGGTATCTCTAAAAAGTTCAAGACAAACTTACAGGATTTGGTTCAATTGAATGACATCAAAAATCCAAGTCTGATTTCTGTAGGTCAGAAATTAAAACTAAAATAAGCCGCATTTATAGCGGCTTATATGGTATAATTTAATGGTAGAAAAGTGAAGACGGTGGCTCCTAAATCCTGAAAGAAAGAGGTGATGCCTATGGGCAATTCATCAAAATCTGACGGAAAGGAGGAGCACTTTTGACTGAGTTTGAAGTTGTGCAAACCATCTTTGATTTTGGTAGCTTTACCATTGCTTTGATTGGTTTGTGCTATAAAATATTCAGTGACAAAGGCAAAAAATAATCCGTCCCCACTTTTGCTCAGGTAGGACGGATTATTTTCGTTTAACAGAGCTACCGTCTTTTTAACGGTTCTATGTTGGAGTTGGTTTGCAGACCAGCTCCTTTTTCTATATTCATTATAACATACTGGCAATAATTTTCAACTCAGAACTCATAGTGTAGTTAGGAGAATAGCATACTAGTATCTCAGCGTGGTGATATCACCACGCTTTTTCTTTTTGCTTTTTTTCAATAACTGCGGAAAATTTGATTCCAAATTTACTTAGTAATATGGAGGGAGTAGTTTTGCTGAAAGCTTGACTTATCTTCCCTTTAGAGTGATATATAGTGTACCAAAAATAGAAAGGAAACTAAATGGCAGTAAGGTTAATTAAAGCAAAACAAGATCATAAAAAACAACGCATATGTGCCTATGTCAGGGTATCAACGACTAACAGCAGTCAGCTGGATTCCCTTGAAAATCAAAAGACTTATTTTGAAACGCTCTATGCCAATAGAGAGGACGTTGACTTTCTCGGTGTCTATTACGATAAGGGAATTTCTGGGGCAAAGGAGAAGCGACCGAATTTTCAAGCCATGCTTGAAGTTTGTAGGCAAGGTCAGATCGATTTGATACACACCAAGTCCATTTCACGGTTTGCGAGGAATACCATGACGGTACTTGAAGTCAGTCGAGAGTTGAAAGTCTTGGGTGTGGGTATCTACTTTGAAGAACAGAATATCAATACCTTATCCAATGAAGGAGAGGTCATGCTTTCGGTTTTGGCAAGTTTAGCTGAAGAAGAACTGGAGAGTATGAGTACCAATCAACGTTGGGCGTTTCAGAAGAAGTTTCAACGTGGGGAGGTGGTCATCAACACCAAGCGTTTTATGGGTTATGATGTGGATGTCGATGGCGAGTTGGTTATCAATGAAGCAGAAGCACAAATTGTGAGACGAATTTTCCATCTTTACCTTGATGGCATGGGTTTGCACCGCATTGCAAAACTCTTAAATGAAGAAGGTGTAACTACAGTATCAAATGCGAAATGGCATGATACGACAGTGAGGCATATGTTACGAAACGAGAAGTATAAAGGTGCAGCATTATTACAGAAGACCTATCTTGATGGGGTTAATGGTAAAAGACGGTTAAATCAAGGCGAAGTAGCCCAGTACTTGATTGAAGATAACCATGAGCCTATTGTTTCAAAAGAAGTGTGGCAGGCTGTTCAACATAAACTTGACAGCAACACTTGGAAGCAAGGACCGAATAAGCACTACCTTTTTACGAGCATGCTTAGGTGTCAGTATTGTGGGTCAACTCTCAAAAGACAGGTGTCCTATAAGAAACAGATTGTCTGGTGTTGCTCAAAGTACATCAAAGAAGGCAAGGCTTCCTGCCAAGGCATGCGTGTGCCAGAGAAAGCCATTGAAGAGTGGAAACTTAAGACCCCTGTAACAGTGATAGAAAGGACCGAATATGGGCAAAAACATTACAGTTATTCCAGCCAAGAAAATGCAGCTGATGGTCACCCATCAGCAAGTCACCAAAATCAGAGTGGCCGCCTATTGTCGGGTGTCCACCGACCAAGACGAACAGCTATCAAGCTATGAGAACCAAGTCAATTACTACCGTGACTTTATCTCAAAGCACGAAGACTATGAGCTAGTGGACATCTATGCAGACGAGGGGATTTCCGCAACCAACACCAAAAAACGTGATGCCTTTAACCGACTGATACAAGATTGTAGAGATGGTAAGGTGGATAGGATTTTGGTTAAGTCCATCAGTCGATTTGCGAGGAATACCTTGGATTGTATCAAGTATGTTCGTGAGCTGAAAGACCTAGGCATTGGTGTTACTTTTGAGAAGGAGAACATTGATAGTCTTGATTCAAAAGGAGAAGTTCTCTTGACCATACTTTCATCCCTTGCTCAAGACGAATCACGGTCAATTTCTGAGAATGCCACTTGGGGTATCCGAAAGCGATTCGAACGTGGTGAGGTCAGAGTCAACACCACCAAGTTTATGGGCTACGATAAGGATAAGGATGGCAACCTTATCATCAATCGAGAACAAGCTGAAGTGGTTAGATACATCTATGAGCGATTCTTAAAAGGATACACCCCAGAAAGCATCGCTAGAGACCTCAACGACCGAGACGTTCCTGGTTGGTCAGGAAAGGCTAACTGGTACCCAAGTTCCATATTGAAAATGCTTCAGAATGAGAAGTACAAGGGCGATGCCCTTCTTCAGAAAACCTACACCGTGGATTTCCTCACCAAGAAACGAACGGAGAATGATGGTCAGGTTAACCAGTTTTATGTTGCCAACAACCATGAAGGTATCATTGATCACGAGATGTGGGAGACGGTTCAGCTCGAGATAGCAAGACGAAAGGCTTTTAGAGAAGAACATGGTATTCCTTTTTACCACCTGCAAAATGAGGACAATCCTTTTATGACAAAGGTCTTCTGTGCCGAGTGCGGTGATGCCTTTGGACGAAAGAACTGGACGACTAGCCGAGGAAAAAGGAAGGTGTGGCAATGTAACAACCGCTATCGGGTGACAGGTGTCATGGGCTGTAGCAACAACCATATTGATGAGGAGATGCTAGAGAAGGCTTTTATGGAAGCCGTCAGCATCCTAAAAGACTATAAAGCTGATGTCCTTGATAAACTAGAAAAACTGAGCAAGGGTGACAATCTACTGAATAAGCATTATGCCAAGTTCATGAAACAGCTTCTTGACCTAGACCATTATGATTGCACCATCATGTGCCAAGTGCTCGACAACATCACAATATCAGAAAGTGGGCAGATTACTGTAACATTTCTCGAAGGAACAGAAGTTGACTTATAAGAGACTGCGACCGAAAGGTTGCGTTTTTTTGTGTTGTTTCGTGGTATAATAGGGTTTATGCGGTGAAGACCCCTGAGATTGTTTCTGCTATTTTGGACGGGGATTTCTTTAAATTTACCTGCCATAACTGTAACCATATGGTGCTAATTAATTACCCAACAGTCGTAGTAGATGAGGAACAAAAAACAATTATTCAGTATGACCTCTTTGACATCTACAAAGTTTAATGTTAGAATACATTCAAAAATATATTTGAATGAGGTTTTTTATGATTCAAAATGTTGTTACTTCAATAATCCTGTATTCTGGGACCGCCGTAGACTTACTTATTATCCTAATGTTATTTTTTGCTAAAAGAAAAAGCAAAAAAGACATCATTAACATCTATTTAGGACAATTTCTAGGCTCTGTTAGTCTAATATTGCTAAGTTTGTTTTTTGCATTTGTCTTAAATTATATTCCTAGTAAAGAGATTTTAGGCTTGCTCGGTTTGATTCCAATTTTCCTAGGCCTCAAAGTTTTGCTTTTAGGAGATTCTGATGGAGAAGCTATTGCCAAAGAAGGTTTGAGCAAAGATAATAAAAACCTGATTTTTCTAGTCGCTATGATTACTTTTGCAAGTTGTGGTGCTGACAATATTGGTGTCTTTGTCCCATATTTTACTACCTTAAATTTAACAAATTTGATAGTGGCTTTACTTACCTTTCTAGTCATGATTTATCTCTTGGTTTTTTCTGCCCAAAAATTGGCACAAGTCCCTTCTGTTGGAGAAACTTTGGAAAAATATAGCAGATGGTTTATTGCCGTTGTCTATTTAGGCTTGGGGATGTATATCCTGATTGAAAACAACAGCTTTGACATGCTATGGAATGTGTTAGGCTAGGAGAAAGTATTTTGAAAAAAGATAGTATCTGCCAAGTAAATGTTATAAATCAACAAAATGTTATAACCGCAACGAACTACCTTGAAAAGGAAAAAGTCCAAAAATCACTTCGCATTTTATCAAAGTTTACCGATAATAAACAGATAAATATCATCTTTTACCTCCTTGCCGTCGAAGAACTCTGTGTCTGCGATATAGCCTGTTTACTAAATCTCAGTATGGCATCTGCCTCCCACCATCTTCGTAAACTAGCCAATCAAAACATCTTGGACACTAGAAGAGAGGGGAAAATTATATATTATTTTATAAAAGATAAGGAAATCAGAGATTTTTTTAATCAACTAGGATAACAAATTGGCTATAGATTAGGATAGACCGTCGTCAACCTGGTGGCGAGCTATATACTTATAGTTGGATTAAATCGGATAAGTTAGAACAATTAACAGGAGAATGACTATTTTCTTATCTAAAGAAAATAAAGAGTTTTTAATCAAGTTAGATGTTTTTTGAAAAGTGTTGCCTTTTCAAAATTCGTTCAATAATATAATAATAAAGCCTAATATATCCCTTTCGTTTTATAGTATAGGTGCTCACTATCGGCACATGTGGAAGTAGTAGGGTTACTACAACGAAACAAAGAGTAAAAATCCTTTATTTTAAGCACTTTGTCTTTGTTGAAGAAGGTGATTTGACACCAAAAAGATATTAAAAAACATATTGAAGTGACCGTTTGTTTAGATGTTGATTGCGTAGACAAAAAGTAGATACGTCGCATAATATTTTGCTTAGGCAAGAACAGTTTACTATGTTCTTGCCTTTTTACGTTTAGAAAGGAATACGAATGTCAAAATTGGAGCAATCATCACGCTGTATTGTGATTACTCATCTTATGCTCATCATGGGAATGGAAAGCCAAGGGCATACCTGCATAAGATTTTGCGAAATTGATAAGTTCGCACGAGCGAGCTATCAAGCTATTTTTGAAACGGAAGGAGAACTAGAATACCATGACATTACACGCATTACCGATGACCAACTCAGACAGTTTTTTACTTCGGTGTTGCTTAATCCGTTGACTTGGTTAGTGTCGGGGTTTCTCTTTTTCTTATTTCTCATCGTGGCTTTCTTCTTAGGTTATGTCAGTCAGAGTTTGGTTCAACAGGATGAATTTGACTTGACCCAGGTTTATATTCACATGACGTGGGAAGATTCCGAACACACCAGAACGAACGGCGAAGGGATTACCTACTACACCAAAGTTGATTAGGAAGGCTAGCCATTTATAACGGTCGTTACCCCAATATCATTCATCGAGGACTTGGCTTGGGGCAGTGAACCGATACAGCAGACGGTTCAGGCAGGTATACCTTAAAGAGGGAGGCAGTCACGGCACTTGGGCAGAATATAGACACGTGGCATTTGTCGAGAAGGTTTACTCAGATGGGTCTTTCCTCATTTCAGAAACCAATGTCAACAATAATCCCAACTACACTTTCCGTAAAATCAGCGGACCAGAGGCAGCCATGAGTCTTGCTTATACAATAAAATGATGAGTAGGGCTTACATCCTATCATCATTATGGTATAATATGTTTAAAGATAGGTGTCCCGCTACTATTAAAGGTGGAACATTACAGTTAGGAGGGATTTTTAGTCTCTCCTTTTTTGTAAAATCAATTATTTAGCTGTTCTGTGGATTTGACTTATCAAAAAGAATATGCTAACTTTATTTATAAATGTTAGCATATTCTTTCGAGAGGAGGGGTGTTATGACAGTAGTATTAGACCATGTGGTATCAAATCATGGTTTCTTAACGTATCGTGATATGGAGGAACGAAAACTATCTTATCCAAAACTCAAACAACTCCTCTCATTAGGGGTGTTGGAATCGGATGAGAGAGGGATATATCGCCTACCTGAGACCTATATCGACGAGTATTTCAGTCTTCAATATCGTTATCCCAAGGGAATCTATCCGCTGGACATGGCTCTATGGGTAGGTGTAACTGGTGGATTTTAAAGGAGAATGAAGTTATGTCAAATTATAAAATACTTGATGAAGGTATCCTTCAAAAAATCGAATGTGGGAATCCTGCAGGCGCTGCCGTAGTTGCAGGGATGGGATGTGCAGCGACTGGGATTAAATATGGTTCCAAATTGGGAGTTTGGGGCGCTGGTATCGGAGGTGTCAGGGGCGCAGTAGTATGCGGTTATTTAGCCTATACTGCTGTTGGATAACCATGAAGTTACTATTTTTTATTACAGTCATTTTTGTACAATTGTACAGTGTATATACAAATTGGAAAAGTGAATACATAATAGAAAAATCGATAGACTTGTCAGTTATCAACGTGTTTATCATTTTATTTCTTATTTATAAAAAGTTAGTATTTATCTGGATAGTATATTTGTTTATTATTATTAATTTCTTTTTAAGAATAAATGAAAAAAGGAATTGATATCCTAGCTTTATAGTAAACAACTGGTAGTGCTAGTCTAATAAATGAACCAAGGGGACTGGGTCAATTTTGATATCCAACCAGTCCCAGTCTAGCCGCCGAGTGTCATCCTGTAACAATTCTCAAAAATGAATGTAGATCGTATCGGATGATAAGTTCATTGTATATGTACTTGCTAAATCGTATCCTAAAATGGATCATGAAAAATATTATATTGTTCATCACACTGATACATAAAATCAGTGTGATTTTTGTCTTGGTTATTGACAGGCGGACTTCTTGAACGGGGAAGTTTTACCATTAGGGAGGTTTCGATTACCGTTTAAGATTTTTAGAATTTTTTGCTTACCAAATACAGAAACGACAATGATTGAACAAACTACAAGCGAGATTAGTGGATATTTATGCTGATGAGGGGATTTCAGGAACTCAAGTTGGAAACGCCAAGACTTTCAGCGCTTAATCATTGACTGTCAAAATGGTGAAATTGATTATATTGTAACGAAAGCAATTGCTCGATTTGCTCGCAATACACTAGATACTTTGAAGTATGTACGAATGTTAAAAGACATGCAAATAGGTGTCTATTTCGAAGAAGAAAATATAGACACATTAACAATGGATGGTGAACTTTTGTTAACAATCCTAAGCTCTGTTGCTCAACAAGAGGTAGAAAATACCTCAGCACACGTAAAAAAAGGGCTGAAGATGAAAATGCAGCGTGGAGAGTTAATCGGTTATCAAGGTTGTCTTGGATACGACTATGATACTGAAACTAAAACTCTATCAATAAATGAATCAGAAGTTAAAATTGTGAGACATATCTTCGAAAGATACTTAGAAGGAATTGGTGGTAAAATAATCGCTAGAGAATTGGAAAATAAAGGCTATAAGTCTCCTAGAGGTTTGGAACGTTGGAATGATACGACTGTCTTAGGAATTATAAAAAATGAAAAATATAAGAGAGACGTACTTCAAGGTAAAACTTTTACAGTTGATCCAATCAGTAAAAGGCGATTAAAAAATCTTGTCGAGGAAGATAAATTTTATATCTCAAGAAATCACGAACCAATTATTTCTCCTGAAGATTTTGAAAAGGCTCAACAAATTAGATTGAGACGTTCAAGTAACAAAAAAACAGTTGCTAATACCAATGACAAATGGGAGAGGTATTCTAAGATGTACGCATTTAGCAGCATGTTAGAATGTGGATGCTGTGGTGCAATATTATCACGTAGAAGTTGGCACTGCAGGTCTGATTATAGGAAAGTGGTCTGGCATTGTACAATATCAATTAAGAAAGGCAAAAAATATTGTAACCATAGTAAGGGTTTAGAAGAAGCAGCGATTATGGGGGCTTTTCTGGAAGTTTACAGGCAGTTGTATCATTCAAATTCAACTATAGCAGATGCTTTTCTGGAAACAATTGAATCTGAATTAAGTGATGAAACACTTCAAAAGGAGTTTAAAAAATCACACGGTCGTTACTTGTTATTCATAAAGAAAGAAGAAAAGCTCAATGTAGAAATCACTTTAAAATCTGAGTTAAATGTTAAACAAAGGTTACATGAATTTTAGTACCTCCTAAATGCCGATAAAAAGCTAACGGAGTTTGACAGAACTGTTTTTTTAAGTATTGTTGAAAAAATAATAGTTGGAGGTGTTAATGATGATGGTGAGGTTAATCCACCAATGCTTACCATTATATTTAAGACAGGTAATTCAACTAAAAAAGATGGAAAGAAATTTAAAAGTAAGAGGAAAAATGCTAAAATTGTAACAGATGAATTGTGTCCTCAAAGTGCAAATGAGGATACAACATTGTATCTACAAGACGTAAACAACGCATGTGGAAGTAGTAGGGTTACTACAACGAAATAAAGAGTAAAAATCCGTTATTTTAAGCATTTCTTCAAGCATTTTGTCTTTGTTGAAGAAGGTGAATTTGACACCAAAAAGGTATTAAAAAACATATTGATGTGACCGTTTGTTTAGATGTTGATTGCGTAGACAAAAAGTAGATACGTCAGATAAATTTATGGCATTACGAGAACATTTTTAGAGTGTTCTCTTTTTTTAGTTTACGGAGGAAAAATATATATGGAAAAACAGGATTCACGAGTTCTCATCCATTGGGAGGGGAACTCTGGGGACAAGCTCATTGAACACCAAACCAGGGCAACGGGGTGGTACTACCAAGTCGTGGGGAGTTGCAGCACGAATTAATCAATGGGACTGAAACTCAAAGGTTGAAATGGTGAGAAGAGAAGATTACCATTACCAGTTCAATGGGAAATGGTCAGGATTGGGTTGGAACAGCCGCAAGACTAGATGGTGAAACTGATACAGTTCCAAAAGAAGGTACTATTCTCTCTTTTTTGGAAAGTAGTTATGGTTCGTATATAGGCTACGGAGACGTTGCTTTTGTGGAGAAGGTCTATCCAGATGGTTCATTCTTTATCTCAGAAACCAATATCAATAATAATCCTGACTATATCTTTCGTCACATTACATCTACAGATAGTACCATGAATTTTGCTTATATGACCAAGTAGAGTGAGGATATACTAACAAATGGAATATTTACTATCGTATTTGTCCATTTTATCGAAAAGTTTGCATATTATCATTATGTTTGATAAAATGCAAATATAATGATAGTAGGAGCTAAATATGGATATTTAAAAAATCAAGAATATCCTGAGTGCTTTCCATTTTGAAATTCAAATATAGCTAATAGTTTTAGAACTTCTAATTGTTTTTCAACGACGATATGAATTTTCAATCTTAACTGTTAGGATTCCACCTTCCTTTGGTTAAAGAAAAAAGGTCAGGTCGTTTAGATAACTTTGTCAAACAAGCTCAAGCTATCTAAAATAGTTTGAAATGGGTATTACTCTAGTTTTTAATAAGCTATCTGATGAGCAGAAGGAGAAGTTAATGCATGTTGGGAAGTCTTATTTTGACTATCAAGAAAATGCTCTTATCCCACAATTAGGTTTTCTATATTCTAAATTAACTAAAAAAATTGAACTTGATAATCGGTTGTCTCCGACTGAACAAAAGTTATTGATTACCTTGTTATTACATACTAAAGGTTTAATCATTGATATGTAA